CCCTTGAAGGGCGGGATGCCCCAGCTTTCGGCGATGGCTTCGAGCTGCCGCCGGAGGGAGTAGAGCGCGGCCCGGTGGTAGTCGGCGTCCGTGGTCAGCCGGTGCAGCTTTTCCAGCAGCAGGGGCAGGCCCAGGCGGGCGGATTCGGGCGGGAGCGGGGGGTAGTGGGTTTCGCTGGTCATGCTCAGGCAACCCTGAAAACGCTGACCTGGCCGGGCTTGGTGAAGCGGGTTCGGTACTCGCCGCGCAGCTTGCAGAGGCGCAGGCTGAGTTCGTTGCGGCGGGCCAGCATGGCGGCTTTGACCATGGGGTCCGCGATGTAGGGGTAGGCTTCGTGGTTGCCGGAAAGCTCGGCTTCCATGCTGCGGATCTGGTAGGTGAGGAACGCCTTGGCAGCGGCCTTCCGGGCCCGGGCGCCGATGTGGGTGAGGGTTTTGATGGGCATTTAGTTGGCCTCCTGGAGGGTTTGGGAAAGGACGGATTCGCGCTCGTTGGCGCGGGTGATGCCTTCGCCGGATACCCCGGCGGCGTCGTTCATGTCGGCCCACTGCTGCTTCTGCTCGGGCGTCATCAGGTTGAGCGCGTGGCGGATGATGAGATGCGCCGCTTGCAGCTCCTGGCGCAGGGTGTCGGTGGGGGTGGTCATCGTCGTCTCCGTGTTCGTTGGCCCTGCCGTATGTTTCCGTTGCCCGGCAGGTTGGCTGTCCCTGGCATTCCTGGCCCCAGGGCGTGGCGCTTCGTCCGGCATTACCCGACCGGACGGCGGGGTTCAGATCAGGCTCGGCTGGGCCGGCGCCTGGGCGGTCTTGTTCCGGGCCGCTGCGCCACAGGTGATGGCGATGCGCAGGGCAGGCGATGCCATGGCCTTCTCGAAGCTGATGCCGAGAAACGACAGGCCGGTGCGGCGGTAGAAGTCGCGCTGCTGGCGTTCGGTTTGGGTCATGGCGGGCTCCTTACTTGGACGGGATGCGTTCTGCATGGGCGTCGGATACCATGCGCATGGCAACGTTGCGCGCCGTGGTGGCGCCTTCGGTCACGACAACCACTGGGGGGATCAACCAATGCTGCAGAGCTTTTTCGTCATCAATGTCGAGTCGGGGGAGCAGCCCCTCTTCTACGACACCATCCTGGATGGCAAGCACCTCTTCACCGCCGTGGGTGTGGGGCGCGTTCGGCGCGGCGATGTGGAAATGACGCCCACCGCCAGAAAGACGCTGGAGGCTGTCATGGCCTACGCGAAAGACACGCACGGCGAACCGGCCACGCTCACCTTCCAGGAGGTTGCCACCGCCATCGCCGCGCCAGTCCGGGTGCAGAAGGCGCTCAAAGCGGCCCACGAGAAAAGCGTGGTGTTCTTCGTCTGCCGCAGCCACGAGATTTACGACGCCGCCGTCCAGCAGCTCGGCGTCCAGTGGCAGCGCAGCTTCAAGGGCGATGGAGGCGGGGGGAATTGATTGGGTCATGGTGGGCTCCGTCAAATACACATTGCGTGAAGTAATTACACACCATGTTTATTTGCCTGTCAACGTGTTGTGTAGTTGAGGGCGAAAAAAAACCGCCCGAAGGCGGTTTGTGTGGCGGGCGTTGTTATGGTGGTGATAGCTGGCGAGTGAGGTAGTCTAGGGCGTCCCGTTCTTCTTGCTTGATCGTTTTGTCACTGGTGATGATGGCATGTGCAACCTGGATGATGCGTTGCCTTTCGTCGTGAGCTAGCTCGGCAAGGCGGTGGCAGATAAGTCGATAGGCCGTGCGGGATGGGATTTCAAGCTGCATGCACGCTTTTTCAATGTCGGTAATGCCCAGTACATGGCCTGGCAGTTTCTCCTGACAGAAGTCTAGGAATAGGGCCTTTTCTTTCTGAGTGAAACGTCCATCGGCCTTGCACAGGTAAAACAGTGCGCGCATGGTGTCGGTGGCTGAGGCAAACAGGCTCTCCATGGCATGGTCTGGGCTTTCCTCGTGTCTTCGTCGCGCCCATTCAGTGATGGATTCAATAACCTCGCCTGTTTCAATGTCGGTGGCTCTCACTATTCTATCCAGCCTGAAGGTGCGTAGCTGTTGGCGCAGTAGGCAATAGCCGTACAGATACCCTGCCGGATTCTGGGTGTCACATTCTTTGACCTCAACCTGCCGGCCAGTGGTCTGCCCCTTGCTGTCTCGGTATTGGATTTCGAGGATGGCGGCTACAGGCTTAGGGCAGTAGTCCGGTTCGTCTGTATCGGTGTCTAGGTCTCTATCCCAATCCTGGTCGCTCCAGTCGTCATCGTCGTCACCCCTGGTGCCATGGGTGTAGCCACCCGATACCTCCACATTGAGCCTGACGCCGGGAAGAATCTCCGTTGTGGTTCTCGTTACATGGTCAGGAACGTAGGCGCGCCCCGTGGGTTCGGGGGTGAATGGCGTGGCGTGGCGGTAGTTGATCGGGTTTGAAGTCGGCGGCGGATCGTTGCTTTGCGGCGCTGTTTGCTGTGGGGTTCTGATGGGGTTGGGTGCCATGCGTTCCCGAGCAATATGCAGGGGGCGTTTGTCTTCGATGGCAGCGGCTTTGCCGCGCTTGGTTAGGTAGAAAAAAAGCGAGGCGATCAGTGCTGTGACGGCAATGGAGGTCAGGGGCCATTTGATGAACACGGCCACCACCACTGCCGCCATGCCTGCGACCCCCAGGACAGCTAGCGCCATGTTCCCGAATGCGTCACTCCCTTTCTTACTCATTGGCTACGCCCTAAAGTTGTTCAGAAATACGACGTTATCATTATTACCAGCGACATACAGCCTTGGGGAAGAGGATGCTATGCCGCTGCTCGGCCTGTTTTGAGTATGTCATCAATCGTCAGCATGATGTGATGGCGGTCCCGCTGATCTGCTTTCCTCCACCCGCGGAGTAACTTGAGTTCCTCTTCATCTTTTGCCATCCGTTCTATCTGCACGTTGTATGTGCCAGGAGGCTCCTCTGATTTGTTTGGATCTGGTGTGGAGTTGGTGTTTCCTGGTGCGGGGCTTTGTGCAGGGGCTTCCATTTGACCGGCCCCGGTGAGTATCCATTCGGCGCTGCACCCAATGGCAAGGGATGCGAGGAGTATCCCTTTTTGCGAGACCCCCCGTTTTTTCCAGTTGCTCAGCATCTGCATGGAGATGCTGTACCCGGTCAAGGCAGACTGCTTTGATATTTCTGTCGGGCTTGCCCACTGACGAATAGCCTTTGCAGCTTCGATAAGGCGTTTGTAGGTCGGAGATTCGGAATCTTCATGGTTCATTTTGCGATTCTCCATCTTATACACGCCGCGTTGATACACATAGTGTTTGACTGGCACTTAACACCGTGTGTAATATGGGTGCATGAACGCAATAGAAAAAGCTATTGATGCCGTCGGCGGTGTTTCTCAACTCGCCAGCAGACTGCCGGGGAACGTATCGCCACAGCGGGTATGTAACTGGCGGGTGAGAGGGGTTCCTGCTGAGGTTTGCCCCGACATCGAACGCGCCACCGGCGGCGCCGTCACCTGCGAAGACCTGCGCCCCGACCTCGCCGAACAGTGGGCCTACCTCCGCAATTCCCGCAACCAGGAGGCTACCCGTGCTGCCTGATCCCAGCGTAATTCTGTTCGCCGTCAGCCACACCGACGAAGGGTGCGAATTGACCGTATTCGAGAACGGCGAGGCTTGCTCTGTGCTGTTGTCGCCCCCGCTCGTCGAGCAGCTTGTGCAGCTCCTTACGCGCCAATGAGGGTGATGATCGTGATTTCTTCGCCCTTCCTTGGCTTCTTCTTCCCCTTGCTCCCCAGGTACGCCCTGACCGCGAATAGCAGTTCCTGGCGGCTGATCTGCCGGAATGCCATGACGTGGTACGTCACTCCGCTGTTGGGGTCGTGCAGGCTGTTGCGCACGTTGGGCATGGGGGTGTTCATGGGTCGTTCCTTTCGTGTGAGGTGATGTGTGGAAACTAAATCTTACTCGTCTGGAATGGCCCACCAATTCTTGAAGTTCGAGCACACCTTGGGTCCGAGCTTCATTTTCTTCATGTTGTTTCCAGTTGCCGAGCTCTTGGGCTTCGAAGTTCCGGATTTTGTGTTGGTGGCCATCGCCATCTTTGTGTCCGCATGGCTTGTCGTCATGTTGGCAGCCCGATACGTGGCCGGGTCGAAGGAGGATCGTTGATATGAGCGCTGAATTCTTTTCTACCTGGGCGGGTGCGACTGCGCTACCGCGTCCCCAAACCCTCTGGTCAGCTTGGCAACAGTGGGTTCGCCGCCACGCTCCATCTGCTCTGCCAGCCCGTGCGCCTGCTTCTGTATCCGGTGCGCTAGCTCTGCCGGCATCGAGCTGCCAAACGATATAAGGAATGCACCAATGGCTTGGTGGAGTTCTTCTGCTGTCATGGGTCGTCCTTTCATGGATGGGTTGATGCGAGTGGAATCCGCAATCTACCACGATGGGGCGGCCCGCCTTCATTGCACCACCCCGATCCGGCAGGCCACTGGCGCAGCGGCGAGTACGTCCAGGCGCAGGGTTTCCAGCCGGTCTTCTACGGCCTGCCTGAAGCTGGCGTCCAGACCGTCGTCGGCCATGCAGTCTGCGAGCGTGGCGCTGGCCAGATCGAGCAGCGTCCGTGCCGTGGCTTCCGGCGCCGGGATCAGCGGCAGCAGGGCCATGCACAAGGTCTCCAGCGCCAGGCATTGCGCCATCAGCCCCCGGTGGGATTGCTCCAGGGCGGTCAGTCTTTTTCCATCTCCATCGCGGCATTCCTTTTTTGCTGTGTTGGTGGAGCCATCTTCGCCCGGGTCAGTCGCTGGCCAGGGCTCAGTTTTACAGGGGGTAATCATGTCGCTGCATGAGGGTTTCGATTCAAACGCAGAGGCGCTGAAGATTCGCCACCGCCAACTGTTCCTGGAGATTCAGCGCGCCAGCCGTGCTTGGCCTGGCGGGGTAACGGAAGGCTTCAAGGTGATGGGTATCCATCCCAATAGCGCACTGCCTTCCTTCGCTCCCGACTGCTACGACAAGGCCCCAAGCCTGCTGCTGGCGCTTGAGTACATCAGCTACTTCAAGCCCCGGGCAGTGGTGCATTACATCGCGGGCCTGGCGGACTGCATCACCGTGCCAGCCCCCAGCACCCGCAAGGTATTCCCATCCCGCAAGGCTGCTGCCGACGACCTGGCCGTCAGCTTGCGCCGCGTGCTCTATGCCATGGATGACGCGGCATCCTCCCCTTCAACCTCAAGGGCCCAGGCCATCCAGTCCGACCTGCTCGCCCTCATCGACGCCGCCCACGCCATGTACATCAAGCTCAGCCCCGTGTCTCAAGACGTGCGCCTGCCCCGCGCCCCTCAAGGCGAAGGCCTGCGCTGTGCTGCATCCGCCTCTGGTAGCGCGGACGGCAGCGCAACAGAGGCGCGAGGCCAGGTGCGCGGGTCCTCCCTGGACCTAATGCACACGGGTGCGAAAGAGCCCGACATTGGCCTAGGCTATTGAAAAACAATATAGGCAACAAATAAAGCTATGATTAACCTTGACGATGTGCGGGTCCAGCTTGAAGCGGCGGGGCTTATCCTGGACAAGCCGCTGCGGTTCGATTCGACCATCCAGCGCTGGCGGGTTGAAGGGGAGGATCACGAGCGGCGCGGGTGGTCCCGTCTGCGGGAGTGGACTTCAAAGGCTGGGAACACCTATGTGGTGGGTGACTACGGGATCTGGCACGGAAATGACGATGGCCGGATGCGGGTGGAAATGCCCGCCAAGGCAGACAACCGCCCGGCGCTCACCCAGGAAGACGTGGCCGCCATGCGGGCTGCGCACAAAGAGGCCCAGAAGCGCCTGGCGGAAACCCGCAAGGCCGAAGCCAAGACGGCGGGCCGCTGGGCCGCGCTGGTATGGGGGGCGGCTGACCCCTGCGCCGAACATGACTACCTGACCCGCAAGGGCATCAAGGCCCACGGGCTGCGCATCATCGGCAAGCTGGAAGGGCTCACCATCCCTGGGCTGGACGAATCCAACAGCTACCGGCTGCGCCAGGCCGAAGGGGCCCTGGTCGTTCCCATGCACGACGAGCGCGGCAACGTCTGCGGGCTGCAGTTCATCTACCCGGCAGGCCACCCGCGCCGGGTCAAGATCGAGCGCGACAAGGAGTTCTGGCCCAGCGGCATGGCCATGGGCGGAACATTCGGCGTCATCGGCCACGTGCGGCGCGATGGCGTCCTGCTGGTGGCCGAGGGCTACGCCACGGCGGCCAGCCTGCATGAAGCCACCGGCCAGGCCGTGGCCTACGCCTTCTCGGCCAACAACCTGATCAAGGCCGGCAAGCTCCTGCGCAAGCACTACCCCCGGCTCAAGCTGCTGTTTTGTGCCGACGACGACTACCTCACCGAAGGAAACCCCGGCGTCAGCGAAGCCGTCAAGGCCACCGCCGAGATCGAGGGCAGCGCCTGGACCAAGCCAGACTTCACGGACGAAACCGGCGCCGACCTGCGCAACGGCAAAAAGCTCACCGACTACAACGACCTGCATGCCCTGACGGGCCTCTCCCTCGTCCTGGCGAACCAGATCAACGCCAAGCTCGATGCCCTGCAATGGCGCGATGCCGCAATCGTGGCGCCGGTGGCTCCCACAAAGGGGAGCGGGGAGGATCGCCCGGGCGCCGTCTCCGTCATGAGTCTGGACGACTGCATCCGCCGCTTCGTCCCCATCGATGACGGCAAGGGCAAGTGCCTGTTCGACAACTGGCGCAAGGACATTGTGCACCGGGACCAGATGAATGCCCTGCTGCCAGCCGGGGCAGGGGGCGACGACATCAAGCGGCATCCCTTGTGGGTGGAGCGGGGCAGCTACTACCTGGACCAGGTCGGATTCGACCCGGATGGCGACGACCCCTACATCAAGCTCAACACCTGGCGTGGCTGGCCGGTAGCGCCAAAAAAGGCAACTGCGACGCCATCAAGGACCTGGGCCGCTACCTTTGCTCCGGGGAGTCCGAAATCGCCGAAGAGCTTTACAACTGGCTCATGTGCCGGCTGGCGTGGATCTTCCAGAACCCCGGCAAAAAGCTCCCCAGCGCCATCATCATGCACGGCCCGCAGGGGACCGGGAAAAGCATCTTCTTCAACGCCATCGCCAGGCTGTGCGGCCATGGCCACCCCTTCAAAAACTACAGCGTCACCCTCGACCAAAAGGCCCTGCAGGACAGCTTCAATGCCGAATGGGCCAACTGCCTGTTCGTGGTGGCCGAGGAAGTCGTCAATTCCTCCGAAAAATGGCAGCTCAAAAACGAGCTGAAAGAGCTGGTCACCGGCGACCGCATCCGAATCCGCCGGGTCTTCACAGACGCCTATTTCCAGAAAAACCTGCTCACCCTGGTGTTCCTCTCCAACGAAAACCAGCCGCTTCCGCTCGAAGTAGGTGACCGGCGCCACCTCGTCATCTGGACGCCGCAGAAGCTGAGCTACGCCTACTACCGCGAAGTCAAGGAAGAGATCGAGAACGGCGGGCTCAACGCCCTCATGTACGACCTGGTGAACTGGGATCTGAGCAAGTTCGACCCCTATGCCCACCCGCCCATGACCCGGGCCAAAGAAGAGTTGATCCAGGTCAGCCTGCCAAGCGACGAGCGCTTCATCCAGGAATGGAAAAACGGCGACACCCCATTCCCATTCATCCCGGCAGCCAGCACCCAGGCCTATGCCGCCTACTCGAAATGGTGTCGCAGCAACGGCGTAATGCGGCCCCGGGAGGCCAACATGTTCATCGCCAAAATCTCAAAGCTACCCGGCTGGGCCAACGAGCGCCACCACCGCTTCGACAACACCCACTACGAAGGCAAGACCCAGGCCAGGCCCACCATCATGCCGCCCGGCGTCGAGCCACCCATGGGCAAAACCAAGAGCCAGTGGCTCACCGACTGTTTTTTCGAGTTCCAGCAAGCGCTGGAGGCCGACCAATGACGTGCAAGACGTGCAAGGCTACGTGCAAGGCTCATGAGGCCACGAACCCGCGCCAATACTGGCATGTGCAAGACGTGCAAGACGTGCGACACCCCGCGCACGTGCGCGTAACGCAAACACACAAACGCATTCCGCACGCACACACAAGCCTCACATGTGCGCGACCCCTTGCACGTCTCACACGTCTTGCACACGCCATAAAAAAACAAAGACTTACGAAAAAAAAGCCTTGCACATACCCTTGCACCCCCTTGCACGTCGCCCCGTTTTTCGCCTGGAGCCTCTGAAATGACCGCCTCCGGCCTCCCCAAAACCGAAACCCGCGCCCAATTCGCCGCCCGCCTGGGTGTCCATCGCAGCACCATCACCCGCGCCGTGGAAGCCGGCCGCCTCGTCCTCCACGAAAACGGCCACATCCTGGTGGCCCCAAGCCTCAAGCGCTGGCACGAAACCAAGGCCGGCCGCACCGACATGGAAGCCCGCCACGCCGAAAACAGGGGCGCGGCCATACCGGAAGCCGACCAAAGCCAAAAAAACGCAACAGCGGGCCGCGCTGCAAGCCCAGGCCGCAACAGCAGCGCAACAGGAACCCAGGAATCCTCGCTGGAAGACGCCACCGGAACTCCTGGCCGATCCGCCTACAAGGCCATGGCGCTCAAGTACGAAAACGACGCCATCAAGCTCCACATGGCCCTGCGCCGTGGCCACCGATACCCCGTGGAAGCCATCCGCGAAGAAGCCAGCGCCATCGGCGGCACCCTGCGGGCCGCCATGGAGCGCCTCATCGACCAGACCGCGCCCCGCCTCGCCGTGCTCGCCGACCCGGCCGCCCGGCTGCGCCTGCTGCAGGCCGAATGCCGCGCCCTGTCCCGCATCCTGAAAAACGAATTCCCCCGCGCCATGCGGCGCCTGCAACGTAGCGCCAAAAAATCATGACTGAAAAACCAAAGCCACTACGTCAAGCCATGCCATGGACGACATCCATCATCGACGCATGGCGCCAGATCCCGGGTTCAGGCATCGATGACGCTATTCGCAACGGCATGCAGGGCGGCAGCGACTTCCACGCCATCGAAAACGGCCACGAAATCGGCAGCCCCTACCGGCCCGCCACCATGACCGCCGAGCCAAGCACCTGCCGCAACTGCGCCAACCGCTCCCGCATCGGTCCCGGCTACTGCGGTGGCGACCGTGCCGACCTGCCGCCCGCCTATGGCCCCAGCCACCCCCTGCGCCAGCTACCGGAAGACGGCGGCGCCACATGTCCCAACTACCTGCACTACAGCGAGGCGATCTATGAAAAGAGTTGATATCGCGGCAATCGGAATAGACAGCGATTTTTCGGATTACATGAAGTCAGCAGGAGAGATTGCATCCTGGTCGTTCTGTTGGGCTATTTATGAATGGGCCAATGCATTGAAGAAGAACCACCGCAGCAAGAAGCGGTTTGTATCTGCATTTAGCCGGGCCGTGTCTTGCTATGAGAGTACTTTCAATCGGAAGCTGGTCCCTTTTTGATGCTCAGCTAGACCAGGAATAAACCATGGATGACATCGACCGCTCCCAGGCCCAGCAAGAAGCCCTGCTGGCCGCCCAACTCTCCGCCGCCCGCAGCGCCGTCAAGCCGCTGCCATGGGTGGGCTGTTGCTACAACTGCGAAACCATCACCCCGGAAGGCGTCAATTTCTGCGATGCCGACTGCCGCGCCGATTACGACACCCGGCGGGAAGCCGAAAGGAGGGAAGGGCGGTGATGGTTGATTGCGCCTTGATGCCGGGCTATCATTCCCGCTGCCAGCAAACAACTGGCAACGGGTTTGGACGCCCGGGTTCAAATGGCGCACAGCGCCGCAATTCCGTCTGGAATGCGGTTTTTTTGTGCAACGCGCGTGCGCGCTCCTTTCAATGGGCGGGCCGTGCGGGGAGGGCTTCGGCCCTGCCGGGTGCCTTTGACCGGTCGTCCAACCCTGTACGGTCCCGCTCACCCCTTTGGACGGGGGTGGCGGTTCTTCATCCGCTATCAAAGGAGTACGTCATGTCAAACCTCGCCCAACTGGCGACCGTTGAATTCCACGGTCACGCCCTCGTCACCCTTTCCCACAACGGCGAAGCCTACTTCGCCCCCCGGCCCATCTGCGAGGCCATTGGCCTGGACTGGGCAGCCCAGTTCAGCCGCATCAAGCGAAATCCTGTGCTTGGGCCAACCGTTGTTATGTCGACAACGGTTGCCCATGACGGCAAACAGCGCGAAATCGTCACGCTGCCCCTCAAGCTGCTGAACGGCTGGCTGTTCGGCATCGAAGCCGGGCGCGTCAAGCCCGAGCTGCGCGAAACCATCCTCACCTATCAGCGCGAATGCTACGACGCCCTGGCGGCCTACTGGCAGCAGGGCCACGCCCGCAACCCTCGCGCCGAGCCCCAGGTGGATGTGCGCCATGCCCTGCTGGCCGGCTTCGGCGTGCCCGAGTGCGACATGCCGCCGGAGCTGCAACGCCTGGCCGATCAAAAAGCCTTTGCCCTGGCCCATGAAGCCTACGAGTTGATCCGGGAGCACATCCGCCACCGGGTGGCCCATTACAGCGAGTGCGGCTACCCCCAGCGCCGCATCCACATGGCCAACGCCAAGAAGGCCATCGAACAGGCCACGCTCGGCAACGCCCTGGCCCAGGAACACTGGCGCGGCGTCCATCAGACCGCGCGGGCACTGGAGCTGATGGAATCCATGCTGCAAAAAACCAGAGAAAACCTCGAAATCGCCTTGGGAGCTGAAAATGTCTGAAATCACCATCTTCGCCTTTGATTCCGCCGCCGTGCGCACCCTGTACCTGGACGGCGAGCTGTGGTTCGTAGCTACCGATATTGCAAAGATTTTGGGTTATCGGAATGCGCCGGATATGGTGCGAATGCTCGATGAAGACGAAAAGGGTACGCACAATCTGCGTACACCCTCCGGTAATCAGCACGGGGAGTTCGAGTACGCAGTAGAAAACACCATCATCAACGAATCCGGCCTCTACGCCTGCATCCTCAAAAGCCGCCGCCCGGAGGCCAAAGCTTTCCGCAAGTGGGTCACCAGCGAAGTCCTGCCATCCATTCGCAAGCGGGGCAGCTACACCGTACCGGGCGCCGATGCCGCGCCGCAGTTCGTCACCAGTAACCTGTCGCACGGTGCCGACCTGGCCGTGGCGGCAGATCGTACCTTCCGCAGCTTCCTGCGCGCGGCCCGGTCGGCGGGCATGGCGTTACCCCAGGCGCTGCGCAAGGCCAATCAGCAAACTCTGGCCCGCACCGGCATGAACATGCTGGAAGAGCTAGGGGTGGAGCCTGCCGAAATGGAGCAACAGGAATCCGCCGCGCCAGACACGTTGCCGCCTGAGTTGCGGGCGGTGGTGGCCTGGGCTGAAGCGGCGGAATTCGGGCGGCTCTACGCCCTTGCGGAAATCCTCATGCTGGCCGCTGGTATTTCTGATGATTCGCCGGCAGGCCGGCGGATTGCCGGAAGGATGGGCCAGTTGCTGCGTGGCCTTGGATTTCGCCGTGTGCGAATGCGCGTCGAGGGCGCATCACCCCGTAATTTCTGGATGAAGTGAAACATGGCCCGGCGTGGCCGGGCCAGATAGAGGAGTGATGCGATGACAGAATCCCTAGCCGACCTCCAAGCCGAGCGCGAAAAGCTCCGGGCGCTGGAAGCTAAGGCCGCGTTTGAAGCAGACTATGCCGCCACCGCCAGCAAGGCCGACCTGGTAGCGGCTGCCGCTGCCTGCCGTGCCGTGCTGATGCGGGTGGCGGAGGAGCTGCCCCAGCGCATGCTCGAAGCCATTGCCGGCGCCCATGACGAAACCCGGGTGCATTACCTCATGAGCGACGCCGCCCATGATGTGCTCAAGGAAGCCGGCGAAGCCTGCGAAGCCGCCAGCACGGCCCTGCCCATCGTCGGTGCCCGCATCAAGCGCGGCGCCAAGCCACGGGATCTGCTCACCGTCTCCCAGTGGGCCGACAAGCACCGCTGGATTCGCTCCGGCACCAACAGCCCAGGCCAATGGCGCACCGCGCTCACACCCTACCTGCAGGAGATCATGGACAGCCTCTCCGAGCACAGCGAGGTGCGCAGCGTCAGCTTCATCAAGGCCTCCGGCCTGGGCGGCACCGAGGCCCTCAACTGCTGGCTGGGCTACATCATGGCCCACCTGCAGAACAAAGACACCCTGGTGGTCATGCCCACCCTGGAACTGCGGGACCGCTCCTTCAATCCCCGCCTGATGAAGATGCTCGACGAAACCCCGGCCCTGGCCGAACTCGTCAGCACCGCCAGCCGCAGCCGCGCCAACCGCAACGACCTGCTCGAATACGGCGCCCGGGCCCGCATCATCAAGGCCGGGGCCAACAGCCCGGACAGCCTGCGCTCGGACCACTTGCCCTACGTGATCTGTGACGAGGTGGACGCCTTCCCGTGGGACGTAGGCGGGGAGGGCGACCCCATGACCCTGATCGAAAACCGCCAGCGCACCTACAGCCGGTCCAAGAGCTACTACGTCAGCACCCCCACCACCGCCGGGCAATCCCGCATTGACCTGCTCTACCAGCGCAGCGACCGCCGCCGCTACCATGTCCCGTGCCCCCATTGCGGCGAATACCAGCCCCTGCTGTGGGAGCACTTCAAGTACCGCACCGCGCCCCCGCTGGAAGGGGAAGAATCCGCCATTCCCCAGGTAACCGCCGCCTGGTACGTCTGCCCGCACTGTGGCGCCCAGATCGACGAAGGCCACAAGCCCGACATGCTCGCCGCTGGCCGCTGGGTAGCCGAGCGCCCTGGCGTCAAGCTGCACCGGGGCTACCACCTCAACACCCTCTACGCTCCCATTGGCCTGGGGCTCTCCTGGCGGCAGGTGGCCCAGAAGTGGGTGTCCTGCCAGGGCGACAGCGCCGAACTCAAGGCCTTTGTGAATACCTACCTGGGCGAGGTATGGCAGGAGCAGGGCGACAGCATCGAAAACCTGAGCCTCATCACCCGGCTGGAAGATTACGACATGGATGCCATCCCTCCTGTTGTCATCACCGCCGGCGCCGACGTGCAGAAAGACCGCATCGAAGCCACCGTGGCAGCCTGGGACGACTGCGACGAATGCTGGGTGGTTGACCACATCATCCTGCCCGGCGACACCACCCAGTCCGAAGTCTGGGCAGACCTGCACCACGCCATGGCCGAAGCCGGTGTGCAGCAGGCCATCATCGACAGCGGCTACAACACCAGCATGGTCTATGACTTCTGCGCCCGCCATGCCTACGCCCTGCCCGGCAAGGGCGTCTCCGGCATGGGCCGCCCCCTGGTGGAAGACGAGCGCCGCCGTCGCATGCGCATGCGTACCCGGCGCCGCAAAGGTGCCGCCGTGGAGCCCATCGGCGTGGACCAGGGCAAGGCCATCCTCTACGCCAACCTCAAGAAGCTGCAGCCCGGCCCTGGCTATCTGCACTTCCCCAATGAGCCCGCCTTCGACGAGGAGTATTTCGCCCAGCTCGCCGCTGAACGGCTGGTGACCAAGGTCAAAGGCCACCGCCCATTCCAAGAGTGGGTCAAGACCCGTCCCCGTAACGAAGCCCTGGACTGCCTGGTGTATGCCATGGCCGCCCGCAGGCTCTACAAGGGCAAGCCTGCCCGGCTCGTCGGCGCATACCGCAGCGCTCTGGATGCTGGGCAGGTGGTCGATGTGGATGGCGTCGCGCCAGCAATAAAATACGCCGCCACCAGCAAAGTCAGTTTCGGATCGAAAAGGAAATGGTACCGATGAAAAAACAGAACGCCCTCGATGCGGATTCCGCCGTGGAGCTGCAGTACGCCATCGTCACCGCCCTGCGGGAAGGGTTTGGGCTGGACGAGCTGGCGGCGGCGGCCATGGCCGAGCCCTTTGCCAATTCCCTGCGCCGGCACTACGCCTGCGAAAACCTCTACATCCCCGCCCCGGACAAGCGCCTGCGCAACGAAGCCATCCGGCGGGAATTCAATGGGCGGAACCGTGCCGAGGTGTGCCGGAAGTGGGGGATCAGCCGGACGCAGCTTTATGCGATTGTGAAGGCTGTGGATTGAGGTTTAACGCTGAGTTAAGCCGCGTTGCGGAGCAACGTCGGCCTTGAACGAATTGTTAGGCGGCATGACCGCCTGGAGAAAATGATGGCACTGAAATACAAAGTGTGGTGGCCGGAACAAGGGCAAACGAAAGAGGATGCCCGGATATTTGAAGGATTTGACCACGAACATGCCGCCACAGAATGGGCTGAGTGGTACGACCACTACAGCAGCGACTACTCGATTGTCGGTGGGCAAGAAGCGGTGGTGCAAGTCCTTCGCGAGGACGAAGTGGAGCCGAGAGAGGTGCTTGTCACCGGGCAGTTGTCTCGGACTTACAGCGGCCACTGGATGCCGCCTAAC